TTAGTCGTTTTATAATACTCTCTTAAAAGAGCATTGTCATCTATTGTTGAATAATCAGCGTTTAGTCTTGTATAATCTTCTAAACTTCCGCCAGTATCTTCCATAAACTTAACTAAATCTTGTAAGTTTTCTGGAACTACAACCTCAGGTTGTTTTTGTTCAACTGGTTTTTCTTCAACAACAGTTTCTACTTCGGCTTTTTCAGCTTCAGCAATTTCTTCTTGTGTTACTTCTTCAAGAACTAAATCTTCTGTTTTCTTTTCTTCATCTTCTTCTTTAACAATTTTTTCTTCATCTTCTTTTTTAATAGCTTTTTCTATACCTGTTTGTTCTTGAGGTTTTTCTTCTTTAGCTTCAGGTTCGCGTACTTTTAATTTAAAATCATCACCTTCTTCTAAAATTCTTACTTTAATTTTTGGTTCTTCTTGTTTTTGTTCTTCAACAGGTGCTTGTGCAGATGTTTCTTCTGCTTTCACTTCTTGAATAACATCTTCTTGTTTTTCAGTTTTTGCCATAATATAATATTATATAATTAATAAAATTTACCTTGGTTCAAATTGCTCTAAACCAAATCCCCCTAAATTATCAAATCCGGCTGATTCGAAATTTTTTGGGGCGGTACCTTGTTTTCTTTGTTCAATCATTTCGCTCTGTTGAGATGCTTGAATTTTTGTTCTCTCGTCTTTACGGTCTTCTTTATCTTTTTCTCTTTGCTTTACACCATCAACCTCAGCTTGTTTCAACTGCATATTCATTTGGAATTCTAACTCCATTAATTCTTTTTTAAGCTGAGCTTCTCTTTCCATTTTCTGCATTTCAAGCTGTGCTTTCATTTGTTCAACTTGAACATCAGATTCTACCATAGCTTGATTTTTCTGCATTTCAGCAGCTGCGGCTCTTTCTGCAGATTCAGCATTTGCTTGTGCTTGTGTTTGAATATTTTGTTGAGCTATTTGCTGATCTAAAATTTGTTTTTTCTTTCTACGTATTTTTAATAATTGGTTAGCTAGTTTAATATTTCTAACTTCCCTAACATCAATAGCATCTTCTAAATGTATACTTTGTTGTTGAAGAGCCATTTGAATATTATTTTCAAGCATTGCTTTTTCTTCTTCATCAGGCGCTAATTCTAAAAATATACCAAAATCATGCAAATATAAGCTAGCCATTTCTTCTAAAGTAGCTACATTAAATTTACCTAATGTTTTAATAAATGATTTTTTAGTTGGAGAATATTCTATAACATCTGATATTCTTATTGATATACATTCCGCTGTTAATAAAGTTAAATACAAACTTGACTGTAATAAATGTCTTGTAGCTGTATTAGAATTTGCAGCAGCTATTTTTTGTATACCAACTAATGCATCTTTATCAGGCATACTACCGTCTCTAGCCTCATTAAGTCCAGTTACATCGCGCATCATTTGTAAATAGTAATTATACGTTTGTATTAAACTTTGTATTTTACCGCCTTTACCACTAGTATTTAGTTCTTGAATAGGCATACTACCTCTATTCATATCGCCATCCTGGGTCATTGATCTACCAATAATAGAACCTGTTTGAAAAAACATGTTTAATGCTTCAGACGGATTATAATTAGTTCCATTACCTAAATCAATTTCAGCAAGAGCATCAGCATCTAAATAAACACCATCTGGAACCATTTTAGACATTACTTGTTGTAATTTTAAATGAGTTAATTGGATCATATCAGCAAATCCTGTAATTCTACTTACTAATGATTCTATTCTACCTTCATATATTCTAGGAGCACATATATTATAACTCATTACAGCTTTTGTAGTATCTGCTTTTGGACGAACCATATTTTTCTTAAGCTCCCATTTTAATACTTTTTCTGATCCACTACCAACTATTTTAACCCCTTCATATACTACTTCAATAACTCTTTCTACTTTTTCATAATCTTCATTTTTCGGAGGATTAAATTTATCATCTTTTTTAAGAGCTTTTTTACCTCCTGTTGCAGTATTTTTTATTTTATAAACTTCACTCATATATGTTTTATATTCAAAATATAAAACAGTTACAGAATTATTATCATCTTGTTTTTTAGATATAGCAGAAGTATTTCTATGTAAGCTACCTGCTTTTCTATATTGATCTAATTCTTCATCAGATAATTCTGGGAATTCTTTTTTAAGTTCATTTATATATATATCTTTTACTTCACCTATATAATAAATATCATCAAAATATGGGGAATCTGTATGTGAATAAACTAAATTAGCAGGATCAACATATTCAATTTTAATTCCTTCAGATTTATTAAATGAATTTTTTACAGCACCAATACCTATTACTACTAAATCATTATTTACTCTTTTTACTAAATATTCATATTTATTTTTATCAAAAACACTATTAATAGCTTCTTCTTCTGCTATTTCAATAGATTGTTTATAATCAAGCTGCATATGAAGTTCTAATTCTTCGCTAGTTTCGGGAAGTTTAGCCTGATCTGTTTTATACATATCAATACCAAACTGTTGGGCTACTTGATCATTAAAACCTTTAGCCTGCATATCAGAAACTATATTTTCTACGTAATCAGTTCTTTCTTTTATTGCGGCAGGATCTTGAGAATATGCTTTAATATCATATGACCTATCCGCCATACCATTAACAACAATATCTACAAATTTTGATATAATAGGAACTGGTTTCCAATCTAAATTAAGATATGATAAATCACCATTAATAGATAATTCATCTTTATATTTTTTAATAGATTGTTCTCCTCTAGCATATAATCTTAATGAATGAAAAGAGTCTTTATAAGCAGACCATCTATTTGAACCACCATTATTACTAAACCATTCGTGTTCAATAGCAGCACCAACTCTAGCACCATATTCTGCACTCATTTTCTCCGCGTCACTAACAGCTTGGCTAGGAAAAGAGGTTTTAATACCTTTTTTAATCATTTTTTTATATTATTTGAGATCTTACTCCTTGATTATCGTATTTTTTTATACCAAGATCAATTGATTTTGTTGTTCTTTCTTGAGTTGGTTTATATAGGTTTTTATTACAAGCCATTAATGCTAGACCAGAACTAATAGATGCATCATACTTTGTTCTATTATTTATATCAAATTTAGCCCAATCTTCTAGGGTTCTTTGAAAATACATATCACCAAAGTTATCACCCTTTTGACCTATATAATTTTCAATATAACTTTCTATTGCGGCGGCGTGAGCTTGCTTTATATCTTCACTTGAATTAGGTATTCCGCCAACTTCCCTTTCTGTAACTGATAATTTATTCCATGTTTTATCGGGTCTATTCATTGAAAATCCCCTATAGCCTCTTCTTTTTAAATAATACAATAATCTAGGTTTATTATTTTCGCAAAGTATTGGCATACCGTAAAAAACAATTGCCATTAAAACATCTTCAAAGAAGATCTCTGCTGTTTGAGGTCTTGCTACATATTCTAAAAAAATTCTATTTGTAGGTACATTTTCCATAGAAAATTTAGTAATACCATGTAAAGCACCATTAGAACCTAATCTATCTACTGTGCCTGATATATCATAACTATCACATCCAAAAGCGCCTATATGGTCATTCCCAGGACACTTTATTCCATTTTTAGTTATTACTTTATTTTGTAATTGTAATTCAGGTATCCAACTAACTTTAAATCTCCCATTATTATTTGGCATAAATTCTACTGAAGTATCTTTTACACCATTTTTCCATTGAAAGCTCCCCCGTGTTATAATTCCAGACATTTTAACTTCTTCGTTATAATCTATCTGTTCATATATTTTAGTTAGATTAAATAAGGATTGTTTTGTTTCATCTCTAAAAGCATGTTTTTCAGTTCTCGGAAACTGCCTATAAAATTCATTTAATGAATCTTGATCATTTCTTAATCCTTCAACTTCATTATCCCAATAATCTATTACACCTATTTTAATTTCATGGTCATCTGGTCCAAGAGTTTTTGTCTTCGGAGTTTCGAATGTAGGTAATCCATACATATCAATGTATCCCTCGTAGTTCCACTCCATAGGTATGAACAAAGAATATAGTCCTGAGCTAGTCTGTCCATTGCGGTTTCTTCTGGTAACATCGGATTCATAATATAGGTTTTTAAAATTATCACCACCTTTGTCTAAAGCATTACTAGTAGATCCCATCATACATTTTCCTACTATTCTACTACCAAGTCTTAAGGTTGTTTTTGTAACTCTCCAGTTATTTAATATATTGTTAGGCCTCTCCCACTTTCCTGATTCATCATGTACTAATAGTTTTAATTTTTCCCCATCATAACTATTATCACCTGTATTCTTCCAATCAATAGTTGTATCTAGCCCTTGTAATTCTTTTTCTTTTGTACCTAATTCTATTTTTCTTCTAGTTAATTTAGAAGCTGGTACTCTATATGCTAATTCTGTTTTAGGTCGATCCATACCATCTTGAATCGGTTTAAAAAAGAATGGGTAGTTAACCGAAATTGGTACAACTTTATCAGTAAACATTTTTTTAGCATCT